TGTATCTCCTGTAGAAATAGCCTCAGGTTTGATGGCAGGTCTTAACATGTCTGGCGTTACTGCTCCTCCATCTGCTAGTGCAATGCCTGTGGGTCAAATGGGGCCGGGAGTAGCTAACACAGGAAAAGGCTTATTTGGCACTACTTATGCTCAAACACAGACTGCTTTAAATGTAGCAGCCGCTGGTAATGTCGAAGGAGCTGCTCTAGCTCTTGTAGGTCAACCACTGATTAACAGAGGTTTAGACGCAGTAGGGTTAGACCAAGCAACCATTGAAGGCGCAGGAATACAATATGATGATTTTCAAGAAGGTTTAGGTCAGGTTGTAGCTGCTGTAGCTGGAGGTACGGAGTTAGATGAGGCACTGGCGCAGGGCTTAGGTAAATACATCAGAGAGGGCGGCACGTTAGGCTCTATTGATTTGCCCGAAACTAACATAGACTTAAGGGTTGTTGAAGATGTTGTTAGGGATCTCGTACGTCCTCTTGGGGAAGTTGGTACAGCTTTTGCTCGTTTTGTAGAAAACGCTCTAGATGGTGTAGGGGATTCAGAGACAGTAAAAGAGCTAGGTCGTAACTTAGATGATCAGGTTTTACAACCAATTAAAGAAGTAGCTGAAACAACAGGCAGTGCTGTCGAAGACGTTGTGAGAGCGGGAGGCAGCGTTGTAGATGATGCTATTATACAACCTGTACGAGAAGTAGCTAAAGACGTAGATGACGCTGTTATACGGCCTGTAGGCGATGCTCTATCTGCTTTAGACACAGCCGTTAGAGACGCGTTACCAGATATTGACTTACCTAGTATTGATTTACCTAGTGTTGATTTAACAATGTCCGGAATGATGGCTACAGCCTCTGGCGCTGTTCCTATGTCATCCACTAGAACTACTGACTCGTTGTTTGCTGACGAGTTGTTTAAATTTAAAACAAAAGTAGAAGACACTCAAGAGCTAGTGCCTTTTAGTACGTTAGAGTTTGGAGACGTACAAACAATGCCTTATGTTTATGAAGACATACAGTCTTCTTTGTCTGAATTTACTTATGACAACGGTTTAGAACTAAACATACCACAACAACTAACACAAGAAGAGCTTTTACAAGAGTTATTCCAAAAACAAGGAGTTTCACTCTAATGACATACTTACAACTGGTTAACAAGGTGCTGGTCAGGCTGCGTGAAAACGAAGTCTCTACCGTAGGCGAGAACAGCTACTCCAAGCTAATAGGTGAGTATGTTAATGACGCTAAACGTACAGTAGAGAACGCTTGGGACTGGACAGGACTGCGTAACACACTGACAGTAGACACACAGGCTAATGTCTTTAACTATGTACTGACAGACGCTGACAACACTATTAAGATACTAGATGCTACCAACGACACACAAAACTGCTTTTTGCAGTACAAGCCATCTCAGTGGTTTGACAACGCTTTCCTAGACTTCCCTAGTGTTCCTAAAGGCACTACTCAGTTTTACAGCATTAACGGTATAAATGGTGTTGATCTATACCCTATTCCTGACGCTGCGTACACACTGCGGTTTAATGTGGTGTTACGTACTACAGACTTTACCAACGACACAGACCCACTGAACGTGCCTTATAATCCTGTTATACGTCTGGCTACAGCGTTAGGAGCAAGAGAGAGAGGAGAGACTGGCGGTACTAGCGCAGCGGAACTGTTCGCACTAGCTGATGCTTCACTAGCAGACGCTATAGCAATGGACGCTGCATTACATCCTGAAGAAACTATCTGGTACTCATAATGGCTCAACAGCTACAGAACATTACTATTGCAGCTCCCGGCTTTGCTGGACTCAATACTCAGGACTCACCTATAGGCGTAGACCCATCGTTTGCTGCTGTTGCTGACAACTGTGTTATTGACAAGCTAGGCCGTATAGGGGCGCGTAAGGGCTGGGAAACAGTCACTACTAACGGCTCTTCTGTGTTAGGCAGTAGCCGTGGTATAGAAGGTATACACGAGTTTGTTGCTACAGATGGTACAAAGACTGTATTCTCTGTAGGCAACAACAAGATATTTACTGGCACTACTACTCTTGCTGAAGTAACGCTACCAAGCGGATACAACATAACAGCTAACAACTGGAAGATTGTATCGTTTAACAACAACGTCCACTTCTACCAGCGTGGTCATGCTCCTCTGGTTTCTACCGCTGGCTCTACTACATTAGCTTTGTCAGTAGACGGCTCACACGCAGCTCCTTCAGGCAATGAAGTATTAGCAGCCTCTGGTAGACTTTGGGTAGCAGACTTAACAGGCAACAAGCACACTGTCTACTGGTCAGATACTTTGCTAGGTAATAAGTTTCATGGTGGTGCGTCAGGTAGTATTGACGTAACTCTTGTGTGGCCTACAGGTACTGATGAGGTAGTAGCTCTAACAGAACACAATGACTTCCTAATTATTTTTGGAAAGAAGTCTATTGTTGTTTATCAAGGCACTTCTGATCCTATTAACACGCTGATACTTGCAGACACTATTGAAGGTGTAGGTTGTGTAGCTCGTGACTCTATACAGCACACAGGCACTGACGTACTGTTCTTGTCAGACTCAGGACTACGTAGCTTTGGTAGAGTGCTACAAGAAAAGTCTCTGCCTATCCGTAACATCAGTAAGAATGTCCGTAACGATCTGATGGAGAAGGTAAACGTAGAGCAGTTGCCTATTAAGTCTTTATATAGCGCAGACGAAGCCTTCTACCTGCTTTCTCTACCCTCTACCAATACTGTGTACTGCTTTGACATGCGCGGCCCTATAGACCAATCTGGGGCGCACAGAGCTACTACATGGACAGAACTAGACCCCCTGTCCTTTGCACGTTTAGAAGACAAGACCATCTACATAGGCAAGTCTACAGGCATTGTTAAGTACGCAGGCTACCTAGACGGTACAGCTACCTATCAGCTACGTTACTTTAGTAACCCTACAGACTTTGGTAACGCTTCTAATCTCAAGTTCTTAAAGAAGTTTAACTTGACTATTGTAGGCGCACAAGGCACTGACATAACGCTTAACTGGGGCTATGATTACTCAACAGAATACAACAAGCAAGTTTTCTCGTATCCTTCTTCAGCTTCTCGCTCTGAGTATGGCATTGCAGAATACGGCTTAGGTCAGTATTCTGGTGTATTTCCTGCTGTGATTAACACGCCTTTTGTAAACACTAGTGGTAGCGGTTCTGTTGTTACTATTGGTATTGAAGCTCAAATTAATAACTCATCTTTTTCTATTCAAAAAATTGACATACATGCTTTACTTGGGAGACTTATCTAAATGTCCAACTACACAAAGACCACTAACTTTGCGGCTAAAGATTCTCTGCCCTCTGGTAACGCAAATAAAGTTGTACGTGGTACAGAGATTGACGCAGAATACACTAACATAGCCACAGCAATAACAAGCAAAGCTGATGTAGCTAGTCCTACATTTACAGGAACTCTCACATCTAGCGGTGCGTTAGTTGCTTCTAGTACATTTGCTTTAACTGGACGGGCTGATATAGGTGATAGAGGAACTAACACAAACTCTTCAGACCCTATGGTTAACGTAAACCGTAACGTAAATAACTCAACTACTGCTGGTAACAGTCATTGTTTTAGTGACTCTTCCCTTATTGATAAAACAGGAACTATTAGTTACGCATCTTATGACGCAAGAATAAATATTACAGGTACTAATTCTTATGGTCATTTTGCTCCTTTTCAGAATGGTGTTGTCCACGCTACTTCAGGTACGACAAGTATTCTTTATGGTTATGTAGATGTTCCCCAAGTAACTAACGGCACAGTGTCTACTCGTTACGGTGTTAAAATTAATGATGTTACTCGTTCAGGTAGTGGAGCAGTAACAAACAACTATGCTTTATGGATAGACCAACAAACAGCCAACTCAGCACAAACGTGGGGACTTGTTCAGAAAGGAACATCTAAAAATCTTTTTGAAGGGCAGGTTTTTTTTCAAAACCTAATAAACTTAAATGATACTGTTATAGATGACAGCGCAACCGCAGGCACTCGTATTGGCGTAGGCACAGGCAGTGCTAGTGACTTAGCTATTATGAAAGCTGATTACAGCCAGTACATGATGACAGTACCTACAGGAACTAACCAAGTTAAGTTCTGGGGTGGTGTTACTTCTGCTGGTCTGGCTAACGGAAGTGTTTACACGCTGACATCAGATCAAACTCTGTATGGTACAGGTACTGTAGGACATATAGTCTTTAAGAATGCTAATGGTATTGTAGGTCAGATACAGACAAGTGGGGCTGCCACTGCTTACTTAACTTCTTCTGACTATCGTTTAAAGAATGATGTACAGCCTATGGTTGGAGCTATAGACAGGCTCAACGCTCTAAATCCTGTGAACTTTGAATGGTTAGAAACAGGAGAAAGAGTAGACGGCTTCATAGCACACGAGGCTAAGCTAGTTGTTCCTGATGCTGTTAGTGGCGAAAAAGATGCCATGCGTACTGAGGTTATTAAAGATGAAGATGATCTACCTACTGGTGAGATATTAACATTACCTGCTTATCAAGGTATTGATCAGTCTAAGTTAGTTCCTTTATTAACAAAAGCATTACAAGAAGCTCTTTCTAAGATTGATTCATTAGAAACAAGAGTTACTACTTTAGAAGGAGGTGTATAACATGAGCTTTATGGATTTAATAACAGCCGCCACCGTAAACGTAACAGGCACATTAACGGCTGACACAATTACTGGAGGGTCGTACTAATGGCTATTGATATGTACGGGAACTACACACCTGATGATAATCCTTTCGCGCCTTCTAATACAGGTAGTTTTATTGCTAATCCTATTACTGGCTATGTTCCTCCTACAATGGCACAGCAAATAGAGTCTAGCTTGTCTGTACCTAGCTTGTACGATATAGGCTCTTCTGCTTTCCCTTCGTTTGATCTAGCGTCAGCTAACAACACAATGGCTAGTTTGTTTGGTTTAGATTATCAGCCAACACTTACACCCTCTACTCAACAAACAACGCAACAGACACAAACCATGCTTAGTTCTCCGCAGACTGGCCAAGCCGCTGGCGGTAGTAACATGATTCAGAACTTGCTCAGAGGTGCTGGTCAATATTACTTAGGTCGTGAAAACATACAAGATGTTCAACAGCTAGGCAGAGAAACTCAAGAGCAGTTAGGTTTACTAGCAGAAGAAGGGCGCGAGGCTACACAGTTTAGACCCTACACCGTTACTGGTGGATTAGGTGGTGTTTCTACTACTGCTGAAGGTGGTTTTGGTATTGACCTGTCTCCAGAGCAACAAGCTCTACAAGCGCAACTAATGGGTCAGGCACAGGGTTTATTTGGTCAGGTAGGTCAAGACCCTGCGGCACAGCAGGCTGCTATATTTGAGCAGATAAGAGCTACACAGCGTCCTGAAGAAGAGCGTCAGCGTCTTGCTACAGAGGCTCGTATGCTGTCACAGGGCCGTTTAGGTATCTCTGGTGCTGCTTACGGTGGTTCTTCCCCTGAGCTACTAGCGCAAGAGACAGCGCGTCAGGAGGCTATGGGTCGTGCTAACTTAGGTGCTAGACAGCAAGCCTTATCAGAGCAGCGGCAAGCTCTGTCGGGCGCTACAAATCTAATGACTGCTGGCTACGAGCCGCAACAACAAGCTCTTGCTATGCTACAGGCTAGTGCTACTCCTGCTGGCTTTGCTGATGTTGGTCGTAGGACTGGTCAACAGATTGCAGGGCAATTACAGCTAGGCGGTTTAGAGTCGAGGATACAGTCTGAGCAGTTAGCTAATCAGTTACGTCTACAACAGCAGCAAGGATTGTTAGGTGCTGCTTTAGGCACTCCAGCTACTCCTCAACAGCAGGCTACAGTGGCGGCTATGCCTACAGGTTCGTTAAAAGACATGGCAGAAGCAGCTCTAAGGCAGCAAGCAGCAGGCGCTGTGGGCGGGTTATTTAGTAGAATATTTGGAGGAGGTGGTTAAGATGGCTAGAACAGATATTGCAAGGATGTTGACAGGTGTAGGTGGCCCAGCTCCTGTACAGGCTATGCCCGGTACTGCTGGCTTTGCTGGACAGTTTGGCGCACAGACTACAGCAGGTACGGGACAAGCTATAGGAGCTTTAACCCGTGGTGGAGCGCCTTCGTATGAAGAAACAGTAGCTCAGGCTATGGGTCAGTTAGACTTAGAAACACCAGAAGGGTTGTCTCAACTAGCTAAGTATCAACTAGCCAGTGGTGACACAGTCGGAGCTGCTAAGACGGCAGCGGGTATACAAAAACTTAAAGCAGACGCAGAAGACGCTGGTTTAGGTAATCTTAATCCTCAACAATATACTCCTAAAAGTTTACAGGCTTATCAAGATCACTATAAAGCTACTGGAGAAAAAAGACTAGATTTGTTAAAACTAATAGACACTACTGAGGCAGTGTTTAAAGAAGAAACAATGAGGAACATTGTGGGGTCTATACAGCAAAGAAGTGAGGCTTTTAGTAATTCTTTAGCGTTAAGAACAAAAACTTCTACTATGCGTAAACTACTAGATAGCATGGGAGGAACAGGAACAGGTAAGTTTGCAGGAGCACTTAAAAGTGCTAGGGGTTATTTACAGGCTTTAATGCCCGGACAAGAAATAGAAGGGTTAGCAGAACAAGAAGTGTTTGAAGCCCTCTCTAATCAACTTGCACTACTTGTTAGAAATCCTAAATCTGACATGGGCCTACCCGGTGCTACTTCTAACAGAGATTTAGAGTTTTTGATTGACTCTGTTCCTAATTTGTTAAAGTCTCCAGAAGGTAACAAACTTCTTCTTGATGTGTACGATTCAGCACATAAATTAAAAGCCGACATTTTAGACGAACAACGTAGACTTATAGCAGAAAACGGAGGGAAACCCCCTTTAAACTTGGAGCAACAACTGTCTAAATTTGCAGACGAGGCTTTCAATACTAAAGAAAACAAAGAGCTTGTTGGTAAATTAAGAGGTTTTACAGAAACAAA